CCTTTTCGGCCAACGGGACATAGCGCGTGAGAATGTTACCGACACAAAAGGCAACATCGACGACCTGTGTGTATACCCCGTATTTTATCCATACCTTGCTGTTCTGTGGGCCGAGGAGATACCTTGACGTGCCATATATTTCACCACTCGAATAATTGGTATACCAATACGGATACTCCGCGTTTTTCTTTTTGACATAAATGTGGTTGCCATAAGCGGTCGCAACATGCTTGTATTTCAAAACCATTTCGCCGGAATAACCAACCATGCTGACAGGGATTTCCACGCCGTCAAACTCTGCATCCTTCCATAACGGATACGGCATGCCGACTGCAAGATTTGTGCTCGCACCGACAACTGTACCACTGATATTTATCGGCTCATCGATTACAACCGCCCACGTTGTCAGCTCATTCGTAACGGCCCGAACCTGCCAAACGCAACCCGTCGCGTCAATCCAGCGTAGCCCGTCTAGCGTTATGATTTTGTCTCTGTTTTCGTATAGAGGCGCAACGGCGGAACCGACATATTGTGTTGTGGCCACGTCCCATAAATAAAAACTGGTTCTTTTGTTTTTTTCTTCATCTCTCAGTATTACCTTCCCGTCCGTAGAAATCCAAATATCGTTTGTTTCTCCGGTTAAAATCAGTGCAAGGTCTTTTCCATTGCTATACCCACTCACATTATGATTGTAAGGGAAAATCAACAAAAACTTTTCGCCGTTAATGTTTGCGCCAATCGGCCCTTCCGCTGGTAAGGCGCCGACATCATCCGCCGTCAAAACAATGTCGCCCGTTTTGCTGTTCACGCTCCGAACGGGAATAACGATAGAGTTGGTCGCGTCTGCAATACGACCGTCAACCTGTGGCATGGTGTAATAATTGTCGAGCGCCGCCGCTAAAAGGTACCCCATAGCGCTGTGATCACCCCAGTGCCACGCCGCCTCCCAGCGATTCGTGCCTTGCTCTACGGTCTCCACGCGCGAGCGTAACGGCCCGATTCCCGCCCCCACCGCGCCGATCTCCGCGCGGATATCGTCCAGCCAGACCACCGGCACGGGGTCATTGGTAGATGCCGCCGCGCTGCGCGTAGCCGTCACCGTGCCCTTTGCCCGCAAGATACGTGCGGCGTCCGGCTGCACCACCTCCAGCGTCCACTCCGCTTCGTTGCATGCGGTCGGCAGCCACTCCGAGACGGCCAGCCGCACGGTCGCCACACCGCCCGGGCCGGCTGCGCCGGGCACCTGAAAGCTCACGCCCTCAGCCATGCCGTTTGTTCGCGCGTGCAACGTTACCGCTGCGCTTTCGATGTCCAGCGGGTTTGCATACGAGAGGAACGTCCATTGCAGGTTGATCGTTTCTCCATGCACCACCTCCATCCGGATATCCTTCGGGTCGGAAGTCTCCACCCTATACACCTTTTTGGGCACCTGCTGCGCTACCGCGCACGCCGCCACCGCCAAACAAAAAACCGTTGCTCTCACTCTCATATGCGCCCTCCTTTCATTTTGCCGCCCGGCCCGGCTTTCGCACCGACAGCACACCCTGCGCGGCGTAGGCGGACAGTACCTGCTCCATGATCTCCGTTGCGCGGGGCGGCTTGTTCGTGTTCAGCCACGCGCGCACCTTCTGGATGCAATCGTCCACGCTGTCCGCGTTCAAAATGATCTCGCGAAGCGGCGCGTATCTGCCCGTGAATGCCTCGGCCAGCTCGGCGTCGCCGCCGTCAGGCGGTTGCGCGGGCACCGCGCCGGATGCGGCCAGCGGCACCGCCGAAAACGGCATGCCGACCGGCTGCGGCGACGCGCGGCGCTGTAGCTCGATGCCCGTCTCTTCGCTCAACTGCGCCAGCCCGTTGTCGGTCGGTTCAAAGCCCGCCGTCGCAAGTTGTCCGACCATGCTGACCTTCGCCTTGATCGCGCTATCGGTTTCCGATCCGAATGACAGCACGGGCGGCATGCCGCCGCGCCCGTTGATCCGCAGGTATTGCTCCAGCAACTGCCGCCGGAGCGTGACCGCCAGACGCCGCGCGTCCATGCGCCGCAGATCCTCGCGCACCTCACCCTGCAGCCCCGCCGTGCCGCCGCCCAGCTCGCCGGTAGGGGAGGCCGTGCTACTCAGAGTCTGGCCCACGATCGCGCGGGAGATTTCATCATTGCAGAGCTGTATGAACCTATCGTGCGCGTCGCTGCTGTCCGACATCGCCGTCTGGATGATCTCCACCTCAGTGTTTTTGCTCAGCGCGATGCCGCCCAATTTGCGCGACATGGCAAACGCCTGGTGCAGTACGTTGCGCCCCGCGTCATCCTGATATTTTCCCTTGAAAAATGGCTGCCCGAAACGCTCAATGAACGTCGCCCACCACTGCCTGCCCATCGTGCGCAGCAGCCACCAGAACAGAATGCTTCTGAAGCGCCCTCCCCACCAGTCGGGCACCGGCAGCGTGTGGCCGCGATGGATGATGTAGCGCTCAGGATCGGGATCGCGCCCGGAACCCCGCAACGGCAGATGCGACGCCGGATCGACATCCAGAATCTGCAGCCGCCCCGCCTGATAATCCAGCAGTTGATAGGGGACGGCCACGATGCCGGTCAGCGCGAACCCGCCCGCCACGGGGCGGTAAACCTTCTCCGCCACGGCCACCGGCCAGAGCGTCGCATTCAATAACCAGCTTTGCAAGTCGGAGAATGCCTGCGACTCCGCCAGCCGCTCGCAGAAGCGCGCCGCCTCCACATCGTCCGCGTTTTTCGCGTCCCACGGGCGGAGGTTGACCGGGTCGCCAAGCACCGCCGATTTTCTTTTTTCAAACTCGTTGCCGGTGTGTGAGTCCGCCGCCATGATGTCGCGGTAAAGTGCAAACAGATCCGCCACGTTGCCGCCTTCGGCAGCTTGCAAAATCGACATCATGCGCGTGGCCGTGAGGCCCGGCAGTACCGACTCCGGCTCGCGGATTTCAATCATATCCATCATGCGAATAACTCTCCTCTCTCTTGCCCGTCCGGTTCGCCCGGGCGCATCGGCATGCGGTCGCCGCGATACCCCGGCAACAATGAAATGCTGGGCGCACCAACCTGCACCGCCTCCGCCGCCGTCTCTAGGCAGTCGGTCGTGTGGCCGCGATAAGCCAGTTTGAACGCATCGAACAAATCGCCGTGGTTCCCGGCGGTGTCCACCTCGTTCGAGAAGCCGCCCTTCTGCCTGCGCACCAGCCTGAAATCATCCTTCACGCACTTGTCCGGCGGAATCGCCGCCTTGTGGTCCTCAAGGCTCGCCACCGCTTCGTTGCCGAGGATGGTTTTCAGCAGTACGTTCTCACCCTCGTATTCCTCGCGCTCGCTCGATACAATCAACAGCACCGGGACGCGCGGCTCGATCTCCTGACGCGTCTCCGCGCACCAGTACCGCTCGCTCGTCGCGTCCAGCACCGCGCACTTGACGGGGATCCCCGCCGCAATCAAATCATCCACGGCGGACACGATCACCGCCCGCGCTTCCTTCGGCGACTGGATTTTGTAGCGCATCAGCGCGCGCGCCTCGTGAAGTGCGCCGTCCATCTGAGACGCGCAAAAACCGGTCGGGTTGCTCGTCGCCCCCTCGGTCGTGGCCGGATCAACGCCGATCACCGCCGGAACACCCGGGCGGAAACCGCACGCCTGAACCCATCCCGGCGGCAGCATATCTTGATAGTATTTACACCCGCGCTTCGCGCCCTCGTTCTGCGCCGCCAAAAGCGGCACCAGCGCCACCGCCGCCGAGCCGCCCGTGATGAACGCGCACCCGTAGTTCCTGTCCCATGCGTCCTTATCGCGGTAGCGCGCGCGGTGCGAGTCTGGATCCAAAGGCTCGCCGTCCTTAAGCGAGTAGACCGGCACGCCGTCCGCGTAGGCGTCCCACGCGTCAACGCGCAGCACGGTCATCTCGTCCACCTCGTACACGTTGCCCTCGGGGTTCGGTTTGAATACCGTCCCCGGCGGGGGTGCGAGCTGCTCAAACGAATAGTGCGCGTCATCCGGCGGCGGGGTAGTGGACAAGAGCAGCCTGAACTCTGGATCGCTGGAAACAATCGGCTCTATCGCCTCCCAGCATTCGCGCCAGTTGTTGATGCGCCCGACCTCGTCCGCCATCACGTCGCCGGTTTCGCCCACGGTGTCCGGGCGCAGTGCGACGACCTTCGTGCGAGAGTACACGGTGCGATCATGGAACAGCCGGAACTCCAGCCGCTGCGCCTCGAACAGCCCGGCGAAATCGTCCGCCGTCAACCGGTCCGGCACCGCGCCGGTATCGGAGTCGGCCACCGCGAGTTGCCCCGCCGCCAGGCTCCGCATCGCCGCCGTGATCGCCGCCTGAAAAACCGCCGCCTCCTTGCGCACGATCTCGCGGGAGAGGTTCAGTTTTGCCGAGCCGAAAATCACCGTGTGCCCGGCGCGCTTCATCATCTTCTTCAGCGCGATGTTTGCGAACGTGGTTGTTTTCCCGTACTGGCGGCGCGCGACGAACGCGAGCAGCCGGTGGTCGTCCACCAGCCGAAAACAGCGCCGTTGCCCCGCGCGCATCTGGATCGCGCCGCCGCTCACTCGCCATCCTCCCAAAGGTCGGCGAACATGAGACGCCCGAGCGCATCAATCTTCGCTGCGTTGTCGGTGCTCTTATCGTCCATGATCGCGCCCACACGTTGGTCAGCGTGCCACTCAATGAACAGCTCGCACGTCTGGCGGGCGAACCGTTTTTGATCCAGATCCAGCCGCTGTTGATCCTGCTCCAGCTTGGATGCCGCCAGGTCCGCGCGCTTGGCGGCGATGTCCTGGCGGCGCAGCGACGCAATCGCGCGCGCCAGCCCCTCCGCGTCGTTGCCGTCCGCCGTCCGGATCGCCTCTAGGATTTTCGCGGTCAGCATGCGCGACCCGACCGCGCTGGGATCTCCGCCGGTCGCCTCGACAATCGCGCCGGACAGGTCCGCGTATCGCCTCAGCCGCTCGGTCTCCTTCTGGTCGTTCAGCCAGTCCTGGTACCCGCCCGCGCGCCAGTCGCTCAGGTTCTGCGCGTTGACCGGCGCGCAGCCGGTCTGCTTCATCACCCTCGCCATCTCCGGATGCGCGTTCAGCCACGCCAGGCACGCCGCGCCGGTCGCGCCGTCGCGCATGCGCTCGCACAGCTCATTGCGCACAGCGTAGGGCAGCCGACCGATCTTGCTCCTGTGATACCGCGCCGTCACCGCCTCACCTCCTCACGGAATGTAGGGGCGCCCGTCTTGCGCCCAGCGCGCGCATCCCGCCGCCGTTGCCCACCAGACCAGATCGCCCTGCGTGCCGTCATAGCGCGACTCCACCAGCCGCCCGCCGCTGTCGCTCGCCATCCATTCCAGATTGCCATGCACGCTCGCGGGCGGGCTTGAAAGCCGCCCGCTGGAGATGACATGCCGTGCTATCACCGCCTCCGTGTACGCCGCCGGGGAACGCCCCGCCAAAAATGCCAATATCGCCGTCTTAGGATCCACAGCCAGCCCCTCCTCTGCTCGTGTTGCATTGCAGCATGTCCACCTTACCCTCCAGCCGCCCCAGCGTTGTGCCGAGCCCCTCCAGCTTAGTGGAAATGTCGCGCTGGTCCTTTTCGATCTTGTCATGCAGCCGCCGGATGTCGGCGGCATACTCGTCGCGCGGCACAAAATCGCGCCGCAGCGCGACCTCCACCGGGTGCTCCAGCCGCACACGCCCCGGTATCAGCACCGCCGCTACCACACCCAGCACCGCGCCGCCCAGACCCGACACCAGCGCTAAAAACACATCACCCATAGCACCCCCCGAAAAACGGCTCTGCTTCATGCCCGCCATCTTAACCGCGCGTTCGCGGCGCCGACACCGTTCCTGCGCAGTGTGCGGAGCGGGTCATTCCGGCGGTTCCGCCGTCTTGTCAAAGTCCCAGTTCCAATCGACGACCACCACCCAGCCCGCAAGGTAAATGAACGGCGAAGCGTCTAAGTCTTCATAGTCTAAGGAATACCACCAGTTTTCACCATCCTCATCCACAATAGTGTATCCCCTGCTACAGAACTCGGCACCCGATACGTCAAGCGAGCCCGGCCTAAAATCCAGATTGAAAACAACGTTGGACGAGGGGTTGCTTTCCTCAGCGACGCTTGTCAGGCGGAGCGGCACCGTTGCTCTTGCACCGTGTTCAATGCGAACGGTCTTTGTATAGGAAGCAGACGCGGCTTTGTATTCGATTTCGGGCAGACGCGCCCAGCTCAGCAAACCGTACGCTGGCGCAAGCGTCGGGCCAGTGTAGCTAAAGCGGCGACTACTTGCGCCCTCGCACGGCAGCCAACTGGCATGGTCGTAAAATGGATGTGGCGGCGAATTAAACGGCAGCGCGGGAACAAGCGCCGCAAACACCTCGACCCGCGCAACGGCTCCGGTCTCGTAAGCCGCCGCACACGGCCACGGCAGACAACAATCCTTCAGGTCGTACCATTCGACCGACGCGGAAGCGTTCCACAACTTGTCCGAATAGTACCCCGCGCTACCGCCGTCCCCCTCTTTCTTAGAAAAACTAACATCCGCCCATCCGCCGCACACCGCTACATTGCCAGCGGGCAACGTTGCACTAATTCCATACGCCTCGGGGCTACCCACGGCCTCGCTCCAAACTTCAGACAACTTAGCCGACATTTGCACAGTGGTATTAGATGCGTCGTATCCGTACCCGTACCATTTGACCGAGTTTGTGGGATCGTACGTTACTGCGTTGGGCGCAAAAAACATGACCGACCTGTTGAGATTTGTGATGATGTTATATGCCTGACTGAGATTCTTTTTTGCCGTCGCCCTCCCCGTCTGGGGAGGCCAAACCGCAGTGTCTTTGTCCAGCGTCAATGTTGTCGTTTCCGCCGGGTTGGGCGTCCCCGTCCAACTTTGAATTGCCGCACGGCTAAACTTTAGATCGTGGGTTGTTGCGGGCTTCGTATCGGGACAATATATAATGTATTCGTACGTCTGCCCGAGGTATCCGACGCGCCAAACGATCACGCTGTCCGCCGTGTCGTTGTCGTTCGTTGCCGTGACCCAGATTCTCCGGGTGTCGCCAAACGGGTTCCCCTTGTATTGCATATGCCAACTATCGATATGCCCCCCATACGGTGTGGCCCGCAGGTTGCCCGAGGAGTACACAATGTCAAAATCAATCATGTTCGTGACGCCTTCGGGCATATCATTAGGGTGCGTCCGCGTGTAAAACTCCAGCCGCGTCCAGTTTCCTTCCTTCAACGTGTACAGCGGGATCGTCGTGTAAATCTCTTTCAAGGGATTCCACGCTCCCGTTTCCACGACAAGATGCTGCTCCTCACCGTCCCCGTCTTCGCCCTTACGGTGTCTCGTCTTCCACACCGTCGCGCGCGGGTAGTTGTTGGACTCGGGCATCTGGATGTGAACGGTTGCGGAATCACCTGCAGACGCGATATCTATTTCATTTGTCACAATCTCACACGGGCCGCCGTAGACCTTGTCTAGAACAACACACGGCTTCTTTTCGCAGGCAAAAATATAATTGGTCGTTCCGTTCCCGATTGTCTCCCACCAGTCGTGTTCACTCAGAGCATTCGTAACACCGTACCATCGTCTTGAAAGAGGCGCGTTAGACGAAGCGACACGAGGCCACGTCTTATTGTTTCCACTTCTGCCTGCCGCAGTCGCCAATTTGTCGACGTGGTTCGATGCCGTGAGTTTCCAATATTCCTCTGTGTAGGTGTTGCCACATACATTTGTTTTTTCCTGTGCGCTGTGCATGTAAAAGAACGAATTGCAGTCCGCTATCACGTCGCCGTCCGCCGGCGCGGGCTTGCTCGCGTCCAGCCAGAGCGGGGCGCCCGCCGCGTCCAGCAACGCTAACGCGCGGGCGCCGTTCATGCCGTACCACCAATGAAAGAGCCGTATGCTTGTATTAACAGGGTAAGGCCCCGAGCTAACCGCATCGCCGTACAGCGCCTTCCATGCAAGCCCGTGCCCGATCTCAATATCACAAAGTTGCGACTGCCACGGCAGGTTCGTCGGGGTTTGATCGCCGGTCAGGCGGCTCCACATGGTCCGCTTGTGTATCTCCGCGTTCATCTCGGCCACGTCCTCGCCGCGCAGCGCCGCGTCGCGCTCCCAGAACATCGTGCCCGTGATCGCGATCCCCGCCGCCACCAGCACGCCCGCCGCATATCTGTTCCAGGTCGCCGCCATCAGAGGTACACCCCGATCCTCGGCATGTTGCGCGCGTCGATTTTTACGCCCCATTTGCCGTCCTTGCAGACCATTTTGTAGAGCGGGTAATAGATCACCTCACTGTTCTCCTGTAGCGCAGTCGGCGGATTGTCGAACGTGAGCCCCAGCACCTTGGACTCCGTGTTGAGCGTGCCGCAGAGCCAGCCCACCGTTCCGCTCATGGACGCGGTCAGCTTCATCTCGTCACCCTCGGCAAAAAACGTCACGGTCGTGGTCATCACCATGCAATTCACGCACGTCGCCTGGCCGCCGGTCACCGTCAGCGCCCACGTCCCCGCCGCGCCCGCCGCGCCCGCCGCGCTGTCCGACAGCGCCAGCACCGTCCCCGCCGGCCCGCGCGAGCGGACCACCAGCGGCCACGCCACGGAGAGGCGGCACCGGCGCAACTCATCCACCAGCTCGCGCGCCCACGCCGCGCTTAATGCGTCACCTGCAACCGGAGCCGTGAGGTTCCTGTGCATCAATCCCCCTCCGCGCTCTCATACAGCAGCTCCTCCCATTTGAGTGCCCCTGTCCATTGCTCCGTGCGCGTCCATGAGCGATCCTCGTTCTGCACCAACCGATCCGCCGTCTTCAGATACTCGTATCCGGACACGCCGCCGCTCGGCGGATCCTCGCGCTTGCCCGGCGCCTCAACGTCCGGTCTGCCCTTGTAGGTCCGAATCCGCGACACGACCGGCGCAAACTCCAGGTACCCCTCAACGCCCTTGAAGATCAGTTGCGCCCATTCCTGCTCCTCTTCTGTCAATGTTTGCTCGCCCTGTGCGTCTGAGTATTTAAAAAACGGATTGCATCCGTCGTCGATCCACCGTTTGAGATGGACCGCCATGAAGCTCCCGGCCTTGTTGAGTGTCGGGTGCATCAGAATCGGTCGCTCGTATTGAACAAAATCAATCTCTATACGCGACCGCAATTCCTGCTCGGCAAACGAGCCGTAAAACGACTCATACGGAACCAGCGTAATCACGAGCTTGCCCAGCCCGCCGCGCTTGCGTGTCAAGTGTGAGGTGTCCACCGTCCAGTTGGGCATATCTGCCCAGTTATCGCCGCGTGCGGGTTGCGCCGCAGCCAGAAGCGCGTAGTCGCCCTCCAGCACTACCGTGCGCCGAGTGCCCTCCGCCTGCTCCACGCTGCCGCTTTCGGGCACCTCCCTGACAGCGATTGAGCCCTTTACGATCACGTCGCCCATACCGCCGCCCTCTTGCTCCCTTGGTTGCTCTGCGCCAGCCTAAGCAGCCCCTCGGTCGCCTTCGCCGTGCGCATGGCCAGCCCCTCCATCGTCCGCCCGCTACCGCCCAGATAGCCGCCGATCCGCGCCAGCGCGTCCGCGTCGATGCGCGGCGGTTCGCGCCCCTGCTTCTCCTTCTCCTTGCCCGCCGCCTCCAGTGAAGCCGTGCCGTACGTTTTCCCCGGCCTCGCCTCCGCCTCAATCTTTTCCATCTTCGCCCGCCAATTAAACACCGCCGTCTCCACCGTCTGGCCCACCGCGTCCCTCACGCCCTGCGCGACGTACACCACCGCATCCGCTACCTTCGTGAACACACCGTCAATGTCGTCATCCGCCTGCTCCACCAGCTCCGGCCAGCTCTGCGCCTCGAACCCCTGCAGCCCCAGCTTCTCCCCCAGCTTCGGGATTTTCCCTATCAACTCCATCGCATGTTGGATCACCCATCCGAACGCCGCAGAAAGCCGCGCAACCGGCCACTTCAAAACATCCCAGAGAAAGCTCCCGATTGCCGGCATCTGATCCTTCCACCAGCTCATCGCGTACGCGATCTTTTCCCCCCACCAGTCGATTGCCGTGCCGAACACACCGCGCCACCAATCCGCCGCGACGGATATCCCCTCCGCCAGCGTGCCGATCACCGCGCCGATCTTCATCCCCACGCCGGTCATGTCGATCCCGTCAAGCGCCTCGGTGATCCCGTCCACCACCGGCAGCAGCCCCTCCGCCATGCCCGCCCACAGCCCGGTCGACTTTTCCCTGATTTTTTTCATGCGGTCGCTGATTGTGTCGAACGCCCACGCACTGCGATCCATCAATGCGGGCAATTCGCCTAAACTTTTCGCCGCCACATTGAACGCTTCCGGAGTTTTCATCAGGGATAACATTTTTGCGCCGCTTCTTCCGAAGATCGTCATCGCCGCCGCGCTCTGCTGCGCCGGTGTGCTGAGATTATTGATCGCTACCGCTATTGCCTCCAGTTGTTCACGCGCACCCATGTTTTTCAGCGTGTCCACGCTCAGCCCCAACTGGTCAAACATCTTCACGGTCGGCTCGCCGCTCTCGGAAATGCCGCCGATTGAACGCCGCATGATGGAAAGCGTCCGGTCCAGATTCTCCGCGCCCACGCCCGTGTCCTGGAACGCCTGCCTGAGTACCATGATCTCGCCGACGCCCTCGCCCGTCGCGGACGCGATGTCGGTCAGCATCCCCCCGAGGTCAAACACCGCCTGGAACTCCCGCCCCACATCCTGAACCATACGAATCAGCGTCTGCACGCCCTGCACCGAAATGCCGAGCGGCGTGTTAAACCCCGCCGAATCTAATCGTAAAACCGCATCCAGCACCATCGCCGCCTCCCGTTCTGTGAGCGGTGTTTACACCGCTATCCAAAAAAACCGCTCATGTCGCCGCCCGGCTCCACGCCGTGCTCAGCCATCCAGTCCAGCAGATCCAGCTCGTCCATGCTCCAGCCGTCCATCGGCGGACGCCAGGGCCCCGGCTGCCTCACCAGCAGCAGGATCACCGCGAGCGGCGCGCCGTCGTGGATCTCCGGCCACGGCCACCCGAACCGCTCCGCGCAGACTGCGGCGATGGCGGCGATCCAGCCGTCCCCGCCGCACTGCCGTTTCCCTCCGGCCCGTCCTCGTCCGGCAGCCCCTGCGGGCTCACACGCGCCACGCGCGACACCGCCGCCGCGCACGCCGCCACCAGTTTCATGCCGGTCTCTGTGCTCAGATCGTCCGCCCAGCGCACCGCCGCCTCCTTCAGCGCCTCGGCACCGCCGGAGGTCAGGAGCGCGTCGCTCTCCGCCGCCGGCCGCGTCAGCGCAAATATCGTCGGCAGCATGTCGCGCAGCGTCAGCGCCTCGCCCTTCGCGCGCGCCGTCACCAGCGGACTGCCGATCCGCTCCAGCACCGCCGCCAGCCCCAGCGTCAGCTCGCGCACCGTGATGCCGTCCACCTCAACTCCGCCCGCCGTCAGCGCCTCAAGCGCCCGTTTCGGATTCCCGCTCATGCCGCCCCTCCTTACGTCAGGCTCAGGTTTGCCCACTTGTGCGCGGTCACCTCATACTTCGTGAGCTGCTTGTTTGCCGCCCTCAACGCCGACTTCAGCACCACGCCTTCCACAGTGCCCACCGTCAATGTAGTTCCGATTTCCGGCTCGGTTGAGCCGCTCTTCGCGATGATCGTCAATTTGATTTGCGTTTCAGTGTCATAGATCACGATGCCCGTCACCGCGCCCGCCTCGTTCTCGACCACCTCATACTTCGCATCGTGATCCACATCGTGCGCAATCACCGTGCCCTTGTCAAACGTGGGCGACGTGCCCCAGATCACCTGCGAGCCGCCCTTGATCGTATACGTCTCGCCCGCCCGCGCCTGCGGCGCCTCCATGCCTCTCACCGCCGTTTTTTCCATAGCCCCGTTCCTTTCCTGTTAGCCTGCCAGATCCGCGTACAACACGGAAAACCTCAAACTGTACCCCTCCAGCAGCCGCCCCTCCATCGTCTGGATCGGCTGCATGCCCATGTAAGCCGGACCGCCAAGCGCGCCGGGTATGTCCGCGCCGCGCACCGCCCGCCGTAGCTCCTCCGCCAGCGCCAGCGCCTCATAATCCCGCCCGCCAGCGCCCATCCCTTGCCGCCGCCAGATCACCGCGCGCAGCGTGGCCTGCACGCGCGGATCCCAATGATCCTCGCCCGCCGCCGTGTCGCCCTCGTAAAACACCACCACCGCCAGCCCGCCCATCTGCCCGGCGGTCAACAGCTCCACCGCGCGTCCGGGATCCGGCGCGACCACCGCCCGCACACCGCGCGGCACGGCGAACGCCTCATCCACCAGCGCCGCGAACGCCCGCAGAATATCCGTCGCCCGCGTATTCACGCCACCACCTCAATCGTGCAAAAATCCCGCGCCCGCGCCACGCTCTCCGGCGTATGCCTGCGCCACACTGCCCAGCCGCCGCAGCGCACCGCGTAATACACCGCGTTGCGCTTCACGCGGTTGATCTCCGCGCGCCGCATCAGCTCGCGGAAAATCCGGTCGCACTCGCCACGGCTGAAAAGCTCCGCCGAGTACATCGCGTCATGCGCCGTCGCCGCTACGAGGAGCGGCATCTGGAACGGGTGCCCGGCCACCCGCCAGAACAGGCGAGGGATGGAAGCGCCGTCAAAACTGAACCCGCGCCGCACCGTCAGCACCGCATCGTTGATCAGCGTACACTGCCAGTGCCTGCAGACCCGCGCGCGGCTGCCGTTCACAATCTGAATGACCGGCCCTTCCATCCCCGCCGCTCGCATTATTTGAAAGCCTCCTTGTGCCGGAAGTCCCGCCCCGTCCACTCGCACACCGGCGTCTGTCCGCGCCCCATGCGCGCCGCCGCCGCCGCGAACCACGCCGCGTAACTCTGCCCCGGCGCATAGCTGTCCACCAGCGCCGTCGTGAAACTCCCGCCTTGCGATGTCCCGTATGAACTCTCGCCGTCCGCGCATCCGCCCCAGTGCAGCATGTCCGGTTCACTGCGCCAGAACGGTGTCCGCTCGTCCACTCCGCGCGCGTATTCATACGGTGCCCGGTAATTCGACCCCGCGTTGCAGGTGTCCGTCACAAACCATACACGGATCCCCCGCGCCCGCGCGTGTTGCAAAAGCGCCCAAACTTTGTCGTCCACCAGCGGCCCGTCATACAGGCAGATCGTCTCAGACATCCCGTCCGCCTCGCTCTCATCCGCGCCCGCCGCCACCTGCCCGCCGTGCCCCGCCACGAACACCGTCAACAGGCCGCCCGGCGCGAGCGTACCCGCCTGCATCTCCACCGCCGCCAGCACATTCTCCCACGTCGCTGCCTCATCCAGCAGCGTCACGGTCGACAACCCGTGATCCCGGCATGCGTCCGCGAACACCCGCGCGTCAACATCACAGCCGGGGCACACCCCGCGCCAGCCCCCGTACCGCGCCGGATCAACGCGCGTCAAGCCCACGCACACCGCCGCCCCGGTTCTGTGGGCGGTGTTCACACCGTCGCCCGCGACCCACCGCGGGCTCACGCACTCCGGGCAGATCTCGCGCACCTTCGCCGCGAACGCCGCCGCCGTCATGTTCCGCGCCACAAACTCGCCGCGTAGCTTCCCGCCCGTGTCATACACCCGCGCTAGCGGATAGCTGAACCCGCCGGTCGGTCGATAGGCCTTGTACCATCCCGCCGCCGTGTTCTTGTCCGCGTCCACCACGTCAACGCCCGGCAACAGCGCCTCCACGCTCTGCTCAAAGCCCGGCACCCACAGCCGCGTACAGTACCCGCACGCCGGACGGTCGCCCAGCACCACCACCAGCGCACGACCGTCTGGAGACGGGCCGTGGATCACAACCTGCGTGTCCTGCGCCGCCGGAATCATCGGTGCCGCCGCGCCCGCCTCGCCGCAGGGTGTCCCGGCCACCTCCGTCTCCATCGACTGCTCCGCCTGTTTCGCCGCGTGTTTGATCGCCTGTATCTGGTAGTACGTCGCCACGCCCTGCTCCGCCGCGTGCAGGATCGTCTGCACCGCGCCGTCAACCTCTGCCTGCGTCGGCAGGTTGACTGTCCCGCAACCCGCCGCAACAACCAGCCCCGCCAAACCAAAAAACCGTAAAAACCTCATTTTCACACCTCCGCCGGAAACCGCTCTAAAATCGCGCACAACGCGCTCCGTGTTTTAGCAATCGTGCCAGCGCAAAAACAACGCCGACGCAAATTACCCCCCGTGCACCACCGGTGCACGGCCTGTCCGCCGCCTCAAGCTAAAAAACCGTGAACCGGAGTGCCGGAAAGCGGCTGATCCACCACAAAACCCGTCGCCGATCCCGCGTCCACGCTCTCCTCGCCGCCCGCCAGCGCGCGCAGCCTCCGCTCCGCGTCCATAGCCTTCTGGGCGTACGGATTTTCCCTGCCCGTGAAACCGCGCCGGGTGTAGAGCGACTCCAAAACAAACACCTTCAGCGCGTACCCGCATGTACCGGCGAACTTGGCGGGAGGGACACCGCCGAAGCAGTCATTCAGCCGCTCTGTCGCAGCCGCCTTGACCCGTTCCCAAGCCGCCTCGTCGACCTCGCCGTCGCGATTGTCGTCCAGCGCCTGAACAATCTGCTCAAGCGGCATCTCCCCCGCCAAGTCCATCCAGTCCATGAGTGGTTCCTTTCCGCTTAAGCGACATTATTCAAAAGCGCCTTGTCCCACTTCGGCACCTCGGCAAACCCGCCCGCGTAGGCCAGGAACGGCAACGTGCAGAACGCCGCGCCGCGCGCGTCAACGCCGTAGAGAAACTGGTCGCTCATGAACACGTTCTGATCCGTGTCGCGGTCCATGCGCGTCAGCTTCGGCGTCTTGCGCTTCTGCACGGCGGTGCAGGCGATGCCCGCTTTCCGCGCCGTCACATACCAGCGCCCCTCCGGGATGCGCACGTCCACGCGGACCTTGAGCATCCGCGCCGTGGAGACATTGGAGACCGCGAGCGTGCCCGCCGCGTTCGCCTCGATGTCCGCCTCCACGATGCTCTTCGCGGTGCCCTCTAAATCCGGCCCCACCAGCAGCAGGTCAGGCGTCACATCCGCAGGCTCGTCGCCCGCGAGCTTCCACCCGCGCATGTCTTTGAGCGCCGTCTCGACCGCCGCCTTGGAAAACGCCGTCTTGACCGCGTTCGTGATCGTGCCGCCCGAGCCAAGCTTGCGCCCGGAGCAGAAGAACGGATTTTTGTCCGCCCACGCCCCGTTGCCGACGAGCGCCGCCACGGCCAGCCGCAGCCACAACTGCTCGGCATCCGCGCCAAGCGCGGCGATCAGCGGCGTGAAAACGCCGTACTGGTCATCCTCGATGCTCGTCCTCGGAACGCCCACGGTGTTCTCGAACGAGTCATTGACGACCGTCATCGTCCCCGTCTCCAGATTATTGATCACGCGGTCGCCCACCCACTTCCGCATGCCGCGGATCTGGCTCAGCCACGCATGCTGCACCGCCGCGCCGCCCGCCGTCATCTCCAGCGCCAGGTCCCCCACGATCAACTGATTCGGGAACGCCCTCTGACGCGCCGCCTGCTGCGCCTCCGCCAGCGCCGTGGAATACGTGCGGAACAGCGCGTCCATATTCGCCTGATTGATTACCATTTTCTTTTCCTTTCCTTAGAAACCGCTCCGAACCCAGACGCCCTCCGCGTCCACGTCGATGATCGTCCCCGCCGCGTTGTTCGTGGTCACGCCCGTCTGCTGCGACACGCTCACCGTATAAGCAGAGTTCGTTTTGGCCACGTAAACCGTGCGCCCGATGTCCGCCGCCGTGTTGGTCTCGCCCGGCGCCGCGTCCCAGCGGAACACGCCGCGCCGCAGCACCACCGACTCGCCCGCCGCCGCGCGCAACTCAGAGCGCCCGACGATCCGCAGGCCCTTGCCCGTCGTGGCCGCGTACGCCTGGCCGTTCGTCCAGATGCCGCACAGCCAGCCCGCGCCAAGATTCTCGCCCGCCGCCACCGCCACGGTCTCGCCCGTGCGCGCCGGGGTGTTGCGATCCAACGCCAGCGCCGCAGCCGCAACCGCCAGCACCGCAAACGCCGCAAACACTTTGTTCTTCGTCATGTTACTTGTCTCCTTTCTTGCCGAACACCTTGTCAGGGTCCATGCCGCAGTTCAGCGCGATCTCGCGCTGCGCGTCCGTCGGCCCCTGCGCGAACGGCTGGTCGGCAACATGCTCCGGCGTGCGCGCCGAAAGCGGCACCGTCACCGGCGTTTTCTCCACGATCCCGTTGAGCGTCTCCATCGGCAGCGCATACGCCTGATCCGCCGAAAGCGGCACCGCTTTTCCCTCCATGCGCGCGCGCTCCAGCACCGCGTCCACGTCGCGCCGGTGCGCCGCCTCGCCCAGGCTCTTCACCTGCGCCGCCAGCGGCGCAACCGCCGCGTTCACGCTCTCGGCGATCTGTGCCGCCAGCGGCGCGGTCTGCGCCTCCGGTTTCGGCTCCGCCGCCAGCGGTGCCGGTGCCGGATCAGCCTTCTGCGCCAGGCGCTTATCCAGCGCCGCTTTGATCTCGTCATCCGTCGCCGTGTCCGCGAGACCCAGCGCCGTGATGAGCAACTTCTTCCAGTCCATTGTTACTCCTTTTTGTTGTTGCACCCTGCGGCCCGCATCCGCCGAAAGCGGCACGTCCAGAAAGTGCTTGTCGGTCGCGCCCGTCCGGGTCAGCGCCACGGACTTGACCGCGATCACCTCGCCGTCTTTGTTCACCACCGGGTTCGCGCTCACGTCCGCGAACGTGTGCGCCGCCGCCCAGCCGTCCGGCTCCGCCGCCCAGAGGATCATCTCCATCCACACGCCGTCATCCGGTATCACCTCCACCGTGCCGTACCCCGCGATCACGCGCGGCTCGCTGGATGCCTGATACGCCGCCGTCCCCGGCTGCGTGTTGTGCTCATAGTCCAGCGGAGCCAGCCTGAACGCATACGTCGGGCGCGACATCTCATCCACAAGCACCTGCCCTACATGGACGCGCCTCCCGTTGTAGTTCGGGTTCAGCCCCCAATCCAGAACCTTGAAGCGCTTGCGCCTCTCCGGCCCGGCGGGCACCATCCCGATCTTCTGTTGCGGTTTCCCATCCATGTGCCCGCATCATAAAAAAAGGGCGGCCCCGCCGCACTCGTGCCTGCGCACTGTGCGACGGGGCCGCCCCCTCTCGTAGCCCCGCACCTCCGTGTGCGGGGTCAGGTCCTGTGAGCGGTGTTTACACCGCGTCACGTCACCGCCGCTTCGATCACCCCCTCCATTGCCCGGCGGATCTCCACCTCCGCCGTCAGCTCCAGCGCGCCCTTGCTGTCCACCGGGATGAACGGGCGCGCCGCCATCCTCTTAGTTCCCAGTTGATGGAAAATCGAGTAGGGCGCGTCCGTACCCACCGTCGCCTCGCGAGACGTCACGTCACCTAACGTAATGCTGTCGCCCAGATGCCCGGTCTCATACAGTAGCTTGTCGTGCCCCTTGCGCCTCACCGTGGATGCCGCCAGCGGCGCCCACGGCTCCGGGCGCCGCGCGGGCTCCGGCCAGCTCAGCCGCGCCGCCCGCGCCAGCACCGTGCCGCCCGCCTCCAGCGCCTTCTTCATCGTCGCGTCGCTCGCCAGCTTGATCAGCCCCGGCGAAATCAAGTCGCGCACATTGATCTCAATCATGCCCATCGAGTTCCCTCCGTGCGCTCACGGCACACCGTGAGTTCTGAGTACCGAAGGAATCTCGCGCGGCTCCTTCGGGTCACCTTTCACCCGCAACTTCAGCGCATCATCCAGCGACCATGCCGCATCCGGCTCCGGCCCGTCGCGGAACACGTATGCCTCCAGCGCGTCACGGCGCGACCGCACCGCCGCCAAGAACCGCGTGTCCTTTGCCGGGTCGTCACCCGCCCGTGGCGGCAGCCACATCTCCAGACCGCCCATTTCAAAAAGAGCATCAACCTTTTGCATCCCGCACCTCCCATGTCACTTGGAGTTTACCCGCACGCTCCGACTTGTGCAAGAAGTCCACCCACTCCAGATAGGTTTTTGCGCCCCACTTACGCCCCGCAAACCGCTCCAGCTTCTTTCCGAACGCCGCCGACCGATCAAGTATCCGATAGGCGATTCTCCCCGCCTGCGTGTTCACCCCCGCCAGCCCGCCCAGTCTCCACGCCACCATCATATCCGCGCGCGACGGAAACACCGTCCCGCCGGGGTGCCCGTGCTCTGAGGAGATCCGCACGCCAGCCCCTGCCAGCGCCAGCGCCCCCGGTGGCACCGTCACCGAATCCGCGCCGCCCAGCGCCTCCGCCACCCTCGCCCCCGTGTCCTCGCGCCTCAGAAAGATCGCCTCGCGCCCGTCGCGCACTGCCACCACTGCCGCCGCAGCGCCATCCTTCCTTGCGAAATCTTGATAAAACCAGTCCCACGCCGTCACTGTCCGCGCCAATTCCTTCCCCCGTTCCTCCGCCGATCCGCCCAACCCTGCCGCGCGCTCGCTCACCTCTATCGCCCGCATCGCGTCGCACATCGTCGGCCACTCGTTGCCGTAGGAATCCGCCAGCTCGTCCGGATCACGGTTGATGTCCGTGGGGTCGAACCTGTAATTTTCCGCCGGTTGCTGCGGCAGTTTTTCTGGATCGGCAATCCCCGCCTCCTGAGCCTCCGCCTCTGTGAGCGGCACCGCCGTGCAGCGGCAGCCGAAATCCCACGGCGGATAATGCGTCTGCCAGAACGGATCGTCGATCCGCGCCACCGTCCCGTTGAGCGCCATGTGAGAGGGGCGCGTCCGCTCGTCGCCGTCCGCCACATACTTGAGGTAGGGGAACACGTCCGCCTGCGCCTGCATCTCGCGCCACCGCGCCGCCGCGTACGCCTGCCGTCCCGCCGTATGCACGATGAGCTTCGCCCGCGCCCTCTCCCGTTTCCCCGCGCCCTTGGCAGGGTCTGCCAGCAGCCCCGCCACCTCGCGCCGCGCCTGCCTCCAGTCCGCCCCGGCGGGCAGATCCTCCAGCGCATCGAGGATCCTCCGCAACGTACCCAGATCCTCGCTCGCCGCCGTGGTGAAAGCGCGTATCCTGATCTCGCGCGGCAGCCGCCCGAAATCCTCCGGCCTCACCGCCGCCTTCGCCCTAATAAAATCCACCGCCTTTTTGTTCGCCCGTATCGTCAGCATGTTTTTTCGCCCTTCAGTTTCCGTTTCCACCCGCCTAGCCCGTTTGCCTTGTAGTACCGTTCCCGGTTGCCCCTGCCAACCTCCCAGTACCCGTCATCCTCCGTCACCTCCGCCAGATGCCGATGCCACGAGTCCATGTCGATCATGTACACCCCCGGCGAGACATGCGCCACGTCGATAAACCCCGCGCGCCACAGCCGCAGCAGCGTATCGTAGCGCCGCGACCGCGCCGCGTCGCGGAAGCCCATCTGCGCCGCCACCGCCGCCGTGAGCCTCACCCACCGCCCCGCCACCGGCACTGGCGACCAGCCGCCCTCCGTTTTCGCCCAGCGGCACATGACCATATCGGGCGCGGTGTCGCCGGAGCGCGGACGCCAGATCCGTGCGCCAGGCGCGACCGGCACCATGTCCGACCGCGCCGCCTCGCGCAACCGCTCCGCCGCGCCCGTTCCCGCCGCTGCCTCCGGCGGGAACCGCTCCTCCGGCAGATCCGCAAAGAGCTGTCTCTGTGTTAGTGCCATACCGGCCCCTCCTTATCGTGCGCCGGTACCTCCGTGTACCGGCTTCCTCTTCCGCGCCTGCATTGTGAAAAACACCTGCCAGATTTGCCGCGCGTTCGCGTCTGCGTAACTCGTCCTGTGAATCCTCGCGAACAGCGTCCCCGCGTACGCCCGCGCCCCCGCCTCGCCGCCGAAGCGCCCGTTCACCAGCGGATCGGCCAGTAGCCGCTCCAGCTTCCAACGCGCCCTGCGCTCGCGGTCCGCCTCAGCCGGATCGGCGCGCCTCGCCGCGCCCGCCAACTCGGCGAACCGTGCCATCGCCGCCGCGTAATCGCCCTGCGTCACCGCGCGGAAAGAATCCTCCCGCACCGCGTCCCAAAGCTGCGCCTTGCGCCACGCATCAAACGTCTCGCCGTCCGTCAGTCCCAGCTCATCCTGCCGGTCATACGCCCGGCGCGCCGCCAGTATCAACCGCCTCACCTGCGCCGCATCGATCACCCGCGCGCCCTGCCCAAAAATCGCCGCCTCCGTTCTGTCCATGCTCATGCCGTTCTCCTTTCAAGCGGGGCGGCGGACCACGCCGCCCCGCCCTTATCGTACGCCGGTACCTCTGTGTACCGGTGGTTACTCCTCCAGTTCCCTCTTCGGCTCCGCGAAAAAGACCTCGTCCTGTTCCACCCGCAGCCCTACCGCCGCCAGATCCGCCGCCATACGGTCAGCGGCCTCCGGCCCGGCCTCGCGCGCCTGCGCCACCGACGCCAGCACCGCAGCCTTGTCAAGGTCACGGCGGACGCGCATCCACTGCCCGCCCATCCGCGCGTCGATTGCCGCCAGCGTGTGCTCCACCTTCACGCCGGGCACCTGCAACACGCGCGGCGGGCACGTCCGGAAGCCCAGCGTACCGTGCAGCAACTCAATGCTGCGCTTGTCACCGAACACGTCAGGGTTAAGCGTCGCATACGCCTGAAGGTCGGCAAACAATGCCTCCGCAGGCTCCTTGCGAGCGGCCAGCCTGTCCTCGTATTTTTTACGAACCGCCGCGATCTCCAGCTCCATCTGCGCCGTGAGCCTGTCCAGCTCAATTACCAGCGTCGCGTACTCACCGAACACGCCCTCCAGATCGTCTCGCGTCTTGATCGTCGTGCGCGGCGTCTTTTTTCTAGTTGCCATCTTAGCCATTGTCTTTCTCCTCTCTTGTTGTCAGGGCAGATCCACCCTGAAACTGTTTCCTTTAAAAATAGTCACTTTGTCCTCGGGGTTGATGAACCCCCACGCCGCAGCATCAGGCGTTTCCACGCGCCACGCGCCACCCGGTCGACGCTGCTGAAGAAGCCCAGCAATCGCGGCAACATTCAGGCCATCACGCACAAACGACACGCGGCACTCCGTACCGTGCGGTATCGCGTCCAGCCGTTTAATGTCCTTCTTTTTCATCTTCCTTTCCTCTCTCTTTAGGTTCTGTGGGCGGTGTTCACACCGCCCCCCTCACATCGGCGGGCGGTTGTCGCGCACCTCGCGCGTCGCCTCCGAAATCGCATCCGCGCCGAACCCGTTGCCCGCGCGCTCCAGCTCGCGGCACACGTCGCGCAGAAACGCATAGCACCCGTTGCGCTCGGCCACCGGCCGCAGCACCCGCGCCGCCGCCGCAGCCTCGCCCTTCGAGATGCGCCCCTTGAACCGCTCCAGCAGGTAGCGCTCAACGTCACCGTCCAGCAGCTCCAGCAGCACAAACGCCCCGAGCCGGTTCGTGTACAGTTGCGACGCCTCCGCGAACGCGCCCTTGTTGAGCTTCGTCCACATCGGCGGCGTAGCGGTCAGCACAAACTCGCCCGGCGTCATGTTCACTAGGCTCTTGATCGTGTTCAAAATACGCGGCCCCACATGGTGCGCCTCATCGATCACCAGGCACCGGCGGAAACCCCGCAGTGCCCGCACCGCCTCCTTCATCCGCGCCGCGCCCGAGACCGGCGCGTCATTGATCCCCAGCGCCGCCAGCAGATCCTCCAGCATATTCGACGGGCTGTCGCCCCACAGCTCGTGCGCCTCGATCCTCACGATCCGCTGTCCGTACTTCCGCGCCAGCGCCATTACCGTCGTCGTCTTGCCGATCCCCGGCGCGCCGATCACAAACACCACGCGCCCCGTCGATACGCCCGGACGGAACGCCGAAAACACCGCGTCCGTCACCGCCTCATAAGTCGGCAACGTGTAGACCGGCTCCTTGCCCTCCTCATTCTCCAGCCGTTCGCGCGCCGCGCGGTAGCGCTCCAGCCACTCCGCCGCGTCCGCCTCCTTCATCTGCCCGTCGAGGATCCGCGCAAACGTGCGCTTGCTCCCGAGGCCCCAGTCGCGCACCGCCTTATTCAGGCTCGTGCGCGTCGCCGCCATCATGTCCCGCAGCCATTGCGCGTGCTCGCGCAGTTCCGTCACCGCATCTTTTCCGCTCATGCCTTTTCCCTCTCTTTGTTAGTCCTGTAAGCGGCGTTCACGCCGCCCCGTCAAAAAATCACCCTGTCAATCAGGGAACTCGCGCAGCAGCCATCCTGCTTTGCGCTTGTCGAAAAACGCCACCTCGGCGTCCGCGCACTCATCCGCCAGATCCATGATCCACTCCGCGCGGCACTCCCGTGCGCCCGGCCCCGTCTCCGGCCCCGCGATCACCCACCGCAACCCCTCCAGCCAAGGTGCGCCGATATGAACCCGCTCTAGCATTGGCTCAACACTCACAAACCGAACTGCCGCAGGTGTCTCCAACAGATGAAACATCCGCTCATTCAGCCTCCGCTGGTTCTCAGCCGTCACGCCCAACCACAGGTTGCCCGGCACACCGTTACAAAAATACCGGCGCATCCTTTCCGGTCGTTTCGTCAGTACGATAAAGGTGTGCCGTTTGTTTTCCGTAATCACCCTCATCACCTCATCCAGCCACCAATCCCTCACGCCCTCATGAAACAGATCCGTCATGCTCCCGCAAAAAATCCGAGACGGTTTCCGCACCTTCGCAGGTTGCTCAAGCCGACCGGCTATAAAGCACGGCCCGCCCCACGGCAATCCGAACCGCAGTGAAACCGCCGCCGCTCGCCCATTGCACCTGCGCCACACACGGGACATTGTTTCCGCCCGTGCCCGCAAACCCGCTCAACGTGGCCGTCTTGTCTCCGGTGACACGCGCCCCGTCTGTACGTTGGGACGCATCGAATGCAATCAAATCCGTCGCGTCCTTGTGGTCGCGCGCCTTGACCGTGCTGGCCGTACCGTCATCAACGTATTTTCCAAATGCTGCCATGCGGCAGCCGACCGCCGGCAGCAGGTGCCCGCTGCGGGCGCACTGCACCTGAAGCCGTGTGCCGCCGCACTCCCTGTCGAGTGTGCCCGCGATCTCGGGGATAAGCCTGTCGCAGGATTCAGCGCTGTTGTCGGTTCCGCTTCCCGGCGCACTGCCCTTGAGCGTTCCTGAGACCTCGGGGATTAAAGCACCGTCCAGACCGTCCGTCCTTGGTATCCCGCCGCGACTAGCGTTGCAGTCAATCGGTCGCGCAACCTCCGGCACAAGAAAATCAGTCTCGTTGCCCTGGCAGCTTCTGTTCGCTGAGCAGGATTTTCTATCGAGCGTCCCGGAGACGCCCGGCAGGCACACGCCCTGCGTCGCCAGCGTGTCGAGCGTGTACGCGCTCCCGTCTGCACTCCACCCCTTGCCGTTGCACGCCTTGTCGCTATGGACAACATCCTGAACAGCTATCACAGCATCTTGCCCACGCGAGTCCGTCGGGCTTGCCGTCCCGACACCCCTCGCTCTAAGGCAAGGCGCGACATCGTGGGTTATCGGAGGGGCGTTACGACGTTCCGGCGCCGGGTGTCCCTGTAATGATGAGGGAATGCCTAAAACATCGGCGCACCATCCGGCGATGCTGGCGGTTCCCCCGCTGATTCCCGCAAGGCCATCTCCAGCACCGGCGGCAGGGCCTTGCCCCGCTTTTCCGCCCTGCGCAGGATCCCCCGCGACGCTTTCCGGCTCAGGTAGTAGCGCTCGTCCACCGGCCCGGTCTCCAGCACCGACGCGAGCGAACAGGCCGAAGATCCTTCGGCGGCGCTGGGTCACTCCGAACCATTGAGCGTCAAGCACTCGCCATGCTCCATGATACCCGATTTTGTCCATTTCCTGGAGAACTCGCGCAAAGTCCCGCCCCTGGCGCGAAGACAACAATCCGGGAACATTCTCGAATAGCGCGACAGCAGGTCGGCACTCATCAATGATTCTCGTCGCCTCATAAAATAAGCCGCTCCTTTCTCCTTTTAACCCTTCCCGTTTCCCCGCCACGCTCAGGTCCTGACAGGGGAACCCGAACGTAATCACATCGCACTCCGGCAGGTTGTGCCGCCCCGCCGTCCTCACGTCGTCAAGGTGGACCGCATCCGGCCACCGCTCCGCCAGCAGGCGTTGGCAGTTGGCGTCGATTTCAACCGTCGCCACCGTGCGGAACCCCGCACGCTCAAAGCCAAGATCAAACCCGCCGATCCCCGCAAAAAGTGAAACAAGCCTCATACCGCCCTCCTAACTCACCATCCCGCAGATCCGCGCCTCAATGCCGGCGCGCTCCTCATCCGTCAGCCGTCGCCGCCTGGTCCTGTGCGCGGCGTTCACGCCGCATCCCTCTCGTGTCCCCGCACCTCCGTGTGCGGGCTCCGCCTCCGGAGCCTCAATCGCCCCGCGCCCGTCATACGCCCGCACCACCGACCGCACCGCCGCCATCCCCTTGCGCTTCTCCGCCCGGCCCGCGCCCCTGAAGTCCGCGATCCCCGCCGCCGCCGTGAACTCCGGCGCGGCGCTCACGCACGGCGCCTCCGCGTCGATCACCGTCCCCGCCGCGATCCCGCGCCACGGACGCGCCAGCGACAAATGCGCGCCCTGCTCCGCGCGGTGCGGGTCGAACCGCACCATCGCCGGAGCCCCGTTCCAGCGCCACCCGTCCGCCGTCGCAAAGTAATACGCATGCCGCAGCCCCTCCATGCGCGTCTCCGCCGTGACGCTCACCATCCCGTCCCGGCGCACCTTCCTGATCGCCCGCACCGGCAGCGCGTGCGGCCACAGTCCGCCCACCAGCGGGATGCCGCCCGCCGCCGCTCCCGCGTACAGCTCAGCAGGCACCCACCGCCCATACGTCCGGCTGTTCAGCGCCCGGTGGTTCAACGCCGCCACCGACCGATCCAGCGCCGCCAGAAACTCGTCCAACTGCGGGAAAAACTCGCGCGGGTCGTGCGCCCCCGATTGCACGCTCATCCACTGCGCCGCCTCCTTCCGCATCTCCCCCCGGTACCGCCCGATCTGGCTGCAACGCTCCGGCAACTGCACCGCCATCTCCGTCCACAACCTGTTGAAAAATCCCTCCACCAGTTTCTGGTTCGGCCTCCCCTTCGCGTCCACAACCGCCACGCCCGCCGCCCGCAGAAAGTCCAGCGTATGCGCCGCCTGCCAGCTCCCGCCCTCCATCACGCACGCCCTCGGCGCGTACCCCGCCCGCCGCCACACCTCCAGCAGCGTCCCCGCCACGTCGCACGCCCGGTACCCGTCGCTCGCCCGCAGCACGTAGCCATAACCCACGACCATGTCCGTCGCGCAATCAATCCCCAAGAGCAACTGGAACCGCGCCGCCCGCCATCCCCAGCGGTCCGCGCATTTGTCCCCGCGCACCGGCCACGGCACCGCCACCGGCACGTTGGGGCTCGCGTCATCCCACACCTGCCGCTCGCCCGGTTGCAGCAGCCGCCCCGTCTCCTCGTCCCGCCGCAGCCACCCCGGCATGTAGATTCCGTCAGAAACTCCCGCCCGCGCGTCCCTGTACACATTCACCGCCGTCCCTCGAAGCGCGCCCACCGCGTCCCGCACGTCAGCAGGGACATACCCCGTCAGCCCCTGCGCCAGCGGGCGCAGCGCGTCCCGCGTCTCATCCCGCAGCGGCGAATCAGGATCGGCCACCGCATGCGCCACCGCCGCCCGCACACTCCCCGCGCCGCGCCCCGCGTTCGCCCGCAGGTACCGCCGGGCAATCGCCGCCGCCTCCTCGCCGTCCAGCTCCACCCCGCGCGGCCTCCCCGCGCGCGGCGCGTCCCCCAGCGCCTCCAGCCCCGCCTCGTCAATCCGCCGCGACCACGTTTTGAACTGGCTCACGGACACCCCGGCATCAAAACACGCGTCGCCTACCGGCGCCCCCGCCGACACCGCAGCCTGCACCGCCCGCACCGCCGCCAGCCTCTTCTTCGTCACGGCATCCATCCTCTCGCCCTCTCGTACGCCGGTACCTCCGTGTACCGGCCAGCATGTCACTTCAGCCCCTTCACCAGCGCGTTGACCATGTCCGGCGTCCACCACGTTTTAATGGTCTCCGCCGTCCATGCCGTCCCAAGGCTAAGCGCGATCATCCCCATCACCTCGGCCAGTTGGCGCTCGACCTTTTTCCGAGATGTCTCGCCCGTCCAGTCCGCCTCCCCCCAGTTCTTCAGCGCATTCACCAGGCTCACGCTCGCCCGATCCGCCAGTGCCGCATAATCCGTCTCCGCCTTACCGCGCCCCTCGGTCGACGCGCGCCCTTTCGCCGCAGGCAGCCACCGCCGCAGCGACATCCCCTCAAGCACCCGCCGGTACGCCTCGTCCACCGCCGCCCGCTCCTCTGGCGTCGCGTCCACCAGTTCCCGCATTCCCCTGTCGAGAATCCGCACCGTTTTGTTTTCCAACCGACACCGCAACAATTCCACCCCCGCCAGCACGTCATTTTCACTCACCCCCAGCCGTGCGCTGATCGCCTTGGCCGAAAAGCTACTTTCATTGAAAGCAGCTTTATTCCCGCGCCCGCCCTGCCTGCCCCGCGCCGCCGGATCCTCGCCCGCCGTCGCCGCCGCCAGCACCTCGTTCGCGTTCCGCTCCAGGTACTTCATCACCCGCAGCCCCGTCCCGAAGCGCGACCGGTCCATGTTCGATACGAACACCTCGTCGTCGATCTCCTCATACCGCATCGGGCGCACCTCGCACGGCACCTCCTCTATGCCCGCCGCCAGCGCCCCCGCCAGCCGCGTGCAGCCGTCGATCACCCAGTATCCGCCGCCATTCTCCTTCGGCGTCACCAGCAGCGACCGCCTCACGCCCGCCTTCGCGATGCTCGCCGCGATGGCCGCCGCGTCCAGCCGTTGCTGTTCGCTGTCCGGCCAGAAGTTCAACGCCCGCTCATGCGGTTCCAGATCCGCCACCTTGATCATCATCATGCCCGTCGTCACCTTATCCTGTTTCATTCCGCTCTCTCCTCGTTTACAAACCCGCACATCTCGTCACCGTAAATCCCGCGCCGCCAGTTATCCTCATACAGCGCCCTCTCTCGTGCGCCCGCACCTCCGTGTGCGGGCCTGCACCCCCGCACACACGCCACCGTCAGCGCCCCCGCGCAGACCGCCGCCAGCGCCGCGCCCGCCACCGCCACCGCCAGCGCCTCCGCGCCGCGCTCCCGGTTCTGTGCGCGGCGTTCACGCCGCGTATCCAGCGTCTCGTTTGCCGCGTTCAATCCTCACCCTCCTCAAGCTCCCTCTGACGCATTTTCCAGCCCTCAGCTTCGGCCAGCAGCTCATCCATAAGCACCAGCTCGTTATCCGTGCACTCACTGATAATGTCCCTGATCCGCGCGACCGTTTCCCGTGCCGTCATTCCACGCCCTCCCGTTTAGTCCAACTCCAGATAATCAGATCCCCGTGAAACGGCAGCCCGTATTCGCTCCGAAAATAGTCCAGCATGTCGCCCCAATTTTTGAACCCGTCATCCCGCGCGAACCTGTCCAGCGTGCCCGCCGATAACGCTCCGCCGTTAAGCAGCGCGCCCGCCTCGTCAATACGGATGTCTGTCACGCAGATGATCGGCCACGCGCCCAGACGCTGGCATTGGCGCGTCCGCATGCCGTAAAAGCAGAACGCCCATTGCCCCACGCGCGGGCGTACCCGGCGCTTAGGTCGGATCGTCTGGCCCTTGACTCGCGCCTTAACCATTGGTGCGAACCGCTTGCAAAAGTTATACGCAGGCATGCCGTACGCCCTCCCGCTCCAGCCGCTCGACATCCGCGTCCGTGATCACGCCCCGCAGCATCAGCCCGCGCAGCGCCTCCGCAAGCTCCGTGCGCTCGCCCGGTGCGCGCCGGTTCCACAGCCGCGCCGCCTCATACTCATTGCCCGCCACCACCAGCACCGTAACATGGCAGCAACGGTTTGCGCACCCTATAGCCGCTTTCCCGCCGGGAGCCCTTGCTTTTTTCGCCGCCGCCCCGCAGAACGGGCACGCCTTCAACTCCACCTGTTCCGTCATGCTCACCTCTCTCTCGTTGGTTCTGTGCGCGGTGTTCACACCGCTCCCCGTCCCTCGTCTCACGTCTCCCGCCCTCCCTCTTTCCGCTCTCTCACTTTGCCCTTGCACCTTCCGCTCCCTTCTGCCACACTAAATGCCGAATTCGGCGTGTACGGCATCCCGGACGCGGCGGGCCTGCGGCCCGTCGCGCCTGCCCTGGAGAGCGTTGAAGGATGATGTCGGGTTGAACCCGTGGTCCCGCAGCCACTGCGAAAACGACAGCCCGCGCAGCAGGCACATCCCCCGCACCCTCTTCAGGTCGGTCTTGCTGAGTGGCCGTTTTTTTTGGCCGTTTGTTGAAAGTTTGCTTTTCATGACATGAATAATACATCCTTAGTGAATCACTTGCAACCGGAAAGTTCATCATGAGTGAAGTTTTTTCTAGGATCGATGACGTGCGCCGAAAAAAAGGGGTTTCCTATAAGAAATTGGCCGAAATATGCGGCGTTTCGCCCCAAAACGTCCAACGATGGAAGACCGGCGGGAACATAATGCCAGAGCACATAAGTAAACTGGCAATGTATTTTGGGGTCACAACTGACTGGCTTCTCACCGGACGCGAGGACGTGTCCACCCGTCTGGAGTACGGCATGCGCGAGATGCTCTTCGAGGCCAGGGGCGCGACCGGCCTGGCCGTCCCCGGGCTGGCCGCGAAGATGGGCGTGGACAAGCGGGAGGTGGAGAAGATCATGAACGAAGGCGGCAACCCCACCCTCGCGCTGTCTGAGGCCTTTGAGAAACACCTCCAGCCCGCCATTGACGCCGCCCGCTCCTCCGCCCCCGGATGCCCCGGATGCGCCGCCCTCAAGTCAGAGGTGGATTTCCTCCGCGCCCGCCTCACCGAAGCCCTCTCCAAGATCCCCACCCCGCCCGGAAACTGATACACCCACCTAAAAGGAGAAAAACCATGCGTTATCTGCTAGCCGTGTTCGTGTGCCTGTCTCTCGCCGCCCACGCTCAGTTGGATAGGATCGGCGGTTACATGGGCAAAACAAGCCCCAGCATCAAAGACGATGTCCGGCGCACCTCGTCAAACCCCTTCAAAGCCCGCGTATCGCGCGACGTTTTCATCCGCGACATCCTGCCCGAAGTCAAGGGAAGTTACGGTGCTACGGAAGACGGTCGCGTCATCCAGACCGCCCGCTACGCTCTAGACGTTTACGGTCAATGGAGGTTGGCCCCCATCACCACCGGCATGCATGAAATCCGGATCAAGCAGCGTTTCAAGGATGGGCTATATTTGGCATACGGCAGCAAGTACCTGCACAACGGAAACGCCATCGCCGTCGAGCTACCAGGTCCCGCCGTGGCGGACGGTTCCACGATACACCGGAAGTTAAACCCGTCCAGGCGCATACATCGTTACCTGACGGTCACGGGAGCGGAATCAAACATACCGATCTACGTTGCGGACCCAATACCCACCGCCGCCACCGAAGACGACCTCACGCGGGCGTTCGATGCAGGCCAAGCATTTGAAATCATCCGCCCCGCAGATTTCCCATGCGTTAAATGCAAGGGGTCTAAACGCGAGAAATACAAGAGTGGAACATTCATGCTGACCCGCCCGTGTTCAGCCTGCAACGGCACCGGAAAAACAAAGGCGGACGCCCTCTGGTCGGTTTCCCAATAGCCCCCTAAATATAAAAAACCGGAGCGTTTCCGCCTCCGGCTTCTGCCCCCCCCCCGGCAATCGGTCAATGCAAGGTGCTATTCTCGGCTCGCTCCGTGTGCGTCGTTACTGAGTGTCTCACCCTTATCAAGACTTTTCAATATACCCTTTTCCGATAGGCAGGGTCTCGCCGCTCCCAGAAACGCCTAAACCCCCGTTTTTCAAGGGGTTTCAAGGACGGTCAAGGTTCATCCACCCTTATCAAGACTTTCCTCGTGGATCAACCCGCGCGGTACGAATGCACTGCCGACCGGCGGATGGTGGCAAATCGTCTCCCCTTACTCGCCCAGCTTCGGTTTCCAGTACTACCTGATGCCGGGGGATTGTTATCTGGCATGGATTACGAACGGAGTCAGAGCCACCTGGGTTGATAACGCGCTCTTCAGCCAAAACCAAGGAGCGTTCAACGCGCGCATGACCTTTGATGGCACGACAATGGTCATCGACATGCAGCAAGGCGTAAACGTCTACAGCATGACCAACGAAAATGCCGGTGCGAAACTTGCTGAGCTGGGCACA